CTTAATCATCTAAAGCACGCTTTATGTAATATTGCTTTCTTAATTGAATACACAGAAACCCACCCCGAATTTGACGATAGATATAACCCAATTAGGCGTAATGGAACAAAAGAGTGTTCCTCGGTGAACCCATTGGAACACTGATGGAACACCATTGGAACACTTATTTTCCACTTAGCACTTCATAATAAAACTTGTATGCCTTCACAAGTGCCTTCCTGTCCTCGCTATCCAACTTTGCAACGAAAGCCATCTGTTCCAAATGATTTAAACCAGATAACGGATCCATACGCTTTAATGAGTCTATAATCCCATCCGCTTTACCACCTAAAAGAAGGTATTGTCGCATATACTTAGCAGCGAGTGCTTTATCTTTATATCGGAGTGCCATCCTTGCATTATAAAGAGCATCACCTCGTGGAGTAACCCAAAAACCTTCAGCACCCTTATTGATTGATTTCAGGAAAGTCCGTTTGCGATCTGCAATCCTATAATAAGCTGATGCTAATGGGTCGGAGGAATATATAAAAAGTCCTTTGATTGTTTGAGTATATGGTTTTGATGGTTTTGAAGATATAGCATCATATTCATGTTCTAAACCCAAACTACGAGCAATGTGACGCATTCTGTTTCTAACCGTTCCAGGTTCAAGAACCTCTGGAAAAAATGAACGTCTGGATAGTAATTCATATGTCGTTTTCTCGAAAGGCATTGCTCCGCTAACTATCATATTAAGTGGTTGTTTAGCCATATCTTTTGCGATGTCTCGTATACTCATCCGACCTTTAGTCCATGCATCGACATATTGTGGTAAAGCGTCCAAGCCTACCCATTCTAATAAATCTGGTAATGCACCTAATCGACTAAAATAATTTATTGTTCCGTCTTGAGCTCTTCCAAATATAATATGTGGTCTAAACCTAACATCTTCGGGGAGTTCTTCTTCTTCATCAGGCCATACTAAGTTATTGTAGACCTGTAACATCGCCCACAGAAATGAAGCTCCAATTGCCATTTTACCAACTCGATATGCTAAATAGGGAGTTTTAAAAACAGCAGTACCTACCAATTTTCGTCCCATTGTACTACAAAGGTTTTTATCGTTTATAGCGTTTTTGGCTATTTGAGAATACCGTCTAAAGTTAACCTCTTTCCATGACCAAAATGGATACATCTGTTCACGTATCGTTTGACCCAACACACTAACCCTGTCATACGCTCCCAATAAGTCATTTTGCATCCAATATGCTCGGTCGTCAATATCAGCAAGACTCATAATTTCTTCTGGTTTTGACGCACCCCAAGTTTTTGGTTTACCATCAGGGCTTGTAAGCATTTCTTCACGGAACTCAAGGAATGCAGCGTAACGCAGAATAGACTCTCGGAGATCTGTAGCAAGTCGTACTGTATTCCAATATTGTTTCCAAGGGTTGATTTTATCTATAAATGTTTTGGGTTTACTGAGTTTCTCATCAAATTTAACGAGTTTCCGAAGATCTTCCATCTCTTGATATTGGAGTGTGGCACCCATTCCACCACGTTCAAAGTATTTCTGTAATAATGCTGTCTTTGGTTTTTTTAACACAAAAGCATTGAATAACTCTCCTACTGCCTGTGGAACTTTTTTGAACACCCTTGGGTTACCAACGAATATCCCATCGGCATCACCAGTAAGATTACGGAAATTATATTTAATAAATCTTCTCGGTGATGTTAATTGCCAGATTTTCCACTTCCGAAGCAGGTTGCTGTGAAATGCAAATACAGGAGATCGTTTTTTTGTCAGGTCATCTAATGTAGCTGCAAGCTCTTTTTTAATTATAAACTGTCTATGTAAACCACCCATAGCATAATTAGCATGTAGATCGTCAGCCTTTATCCCTGCTTCCTCTAATGCGCCCGTTAACAACTTATTAGCTAAAACCTCTGGAATAGAATGAGCTATGTAAAAAACATGCCCTTCTTTTGGAGACCAAAAAGTATAATCAGGGTCTGCTTTTACCACATCCGCTAAAGTAATATCAGGATCTTCTTTTTGCAAGTCTGCTAATTTAGCTTTAAATTCCTTTGTTTTATTGTAATTTACATCAATGGTTTTAAGTACATTAGCAACTTCTATGTCATAAAGCATATGAGAAAACACTTCCGACTCTGCTGAAACATAATCTGCGACAATGTCACCGACATAACCCTTACGTTTTTTCAAAAACCCACGGTAAGTTGGCGTCTTTAGTTTTTTTCCAGTTCCGAGTTTAGTAATACCTTCGGCTTGTATATAGTCTATTACTTGATGTCTAAAGTAATCTTTCCTTTTCAGTTTGTTCTCAACGTTAAAGCCAATATCTTTCATTGCTTTAATATAAGTGTTCTTCAGTAAATTGGCAAACTTAGTACGTCTACCGATTGTTTCTATGATTTTGGGTGTAAGTGGAAGTCGTTTTAGTTCTGAGTTTACGTCCTCAGATGAAAATCCAAATGGTAATTCTTCACCCTTGGTTGCACTCTCCTTTAAGTCTTTTAAGATGATATATCGGGTAAATATATCCCGTTCTTTAGAACTCAAATCGCCCTTTATATGTTGTAAGGCTCGTACCGTTTTATCTTGTGCCACACTATTCTGTTTACGTAATCTGTCTAACTCAAAAGCTGCTTGTGCAAATTCCCCCGTTCTGGGTAGGTGTTCATAAGCTCTTACAGCTTTATTTTTTAAACCAATAAGGTTCTCAATAGCTCTTCTATAAATAGAACTCTTTAATTTAATATTAGCCCCTTTAGCAATTTGAAACCTTTGTTCCTGTTCTTTTTTCGTAAATCCCCCATAACCAGTTTCTGTGGGTTCCCGTAAACTAACGTGGTTAGACTTAGGGCTTTCAGCTACATGTTTTAAAATATCTCTCCCGTAATAGCCCATTCCAGCCATGGGTTCATTCAATATAGACTCATTAACACTTCTATCTTTGGTTATAGCATCAAAAAGGGTAAATCCTGAAAGAGGAGATACTTGCAACTCTATAATCCATTGAAGCATATCCATATTATCGCCATTATACTTTATAAATCCACCGACAGCATTAGCCCCCTCAATAGCCTGTAGGAGTGCTTTATACATGCCGTGTATATACATAAGTGGTTGGTCTTTTAGCGAAAACCCACCAATGGATTTATTGAAAGGTAGAAATGCAATCGGTTTCATGCCAATAGAAGTAAGTAATATACCATCTTTATCACCAACGAGTTCTTTAAAGGTATCAAGTAATTCCGCAGTGGTTGTAATAGACTTTCTTTTTTGTAGTTCCGCTGTGGGTATTGTCAATATTCGTTGTTTAATGGGGAGAGTGATTTTACGTTTCTGTGGTAAAATAGTATAAGGAAATTCATCTGTTCCGTTGATATTAAACGATGTATATGTAGTACCAGCTATAATCACACCTTGTGTTTTAATATCGAATGGCATTAAATATACAGAAAGTGCCCTAAGTGTTCCCCTATCCTCTTTAGATGATTTTGCTGTTCCCCCTGGATGTTGGTGTAAAAAAATAACTCTTTCTATTCCAGAAGTCTTGATTGCTCTTCCAGCTACTGATACAGCTGGAAAGACTGTACCTGTAGTTCCACCCTTAGACCAAAGAATTATATCTAAGATTTTATTATCCTTATCCAAAAATATAGTATAAGCCTCTTCTTGAGCATGTTTCCGTACTTTTGAGAGAAGAGCCGCAGCATCTCCTATATCACGAACATACTCATCTCGTGCTCGAATTGATTTATCGGAAAATAATCTAACATTTTTTAAACCTCTTTCAAGGGAAAATTTCGGCGTATATGGTTCTTTAAAAACTTCAAGTGTAGGGGCTGTCCCCTGAGCTATTGTGGAAGTTTCTCTTTTAAGTCCTAAAACTTCATAGTGACGGTTCCATTGATTTTTAACGGTCACAGGAGTTATTTTCTTTATCTCTTTAATTGCTCCATTAATACTCTTGTTAAACTCTTCTCCACTCTGTGACCCAATATGGTGGATGGTAAGCATATTTCGTGAAGGTGCATAGTGAGACCCGGGTAAATTATTATCATTTAAAATTGTATAAACTTTACCGAGGGTCTCTTCCGATAATTCCTTATCAAAGTATAATATCTTGGAAGGTTGCTGTTCCTCGCTAATCCCATATCTTTTTCTGGTAGTTGCGGTAGGGGTCTCATTTCCATCAATAGGTAATTTCTCGTGAATATAACCCACATCCTGTTTATGTTCTACTAAATAATTATGTAATTTTGTTTTTAATAGGTTAAGATTTCCAGTACGCACTGATATGAGTGGACTTGTTTCAGTTTCCTCTAACCATCGACCTTTACCCGGCGCATAGTCAATTATGTCTGAGTCCCTGTTTCGGAAGTATTTTTCTAATCCAATTTGAGTATCCTTATCGGATACCTTAGTGCCGGGAGATAAACTCATAGCATAATCTTTAGTTTCCTGTATCTCGTAATCTGCTATAGGTTCATAAAGATATTCATCTTCCCCACGTCTCATTTGATTGAGTTGCTGACGCCATATCTCTTTATATTGGTCAAGATTATAAGCACCCATGCCTTCGATCTTGCTACGCCATGAATGTTTCCCATTCTTAACCACTACTCCAGCGTCAATTATATCATTTAAGGGAATTTTAAAGTCATTGATAAGCCAAGCATGTCCTGGTTTACCTGTTTCATAAATAGTACCATCCTTAGTTTTGATAAGGAAGTTCCACATCTTTCCCCGTTCAGTTCCCGGGGTTAGTTTGGTAATACCCTTATATTCTACCCCACGTTCTTTTATCATTTCCTTATGTTCAGGGATAGTATACATTTCATTAAAGAATACATACCATTTTCCATCACCCATAGGTACTGAGAAACCTTCATATCCTGCATCTTTAATTATATTGGAAAAAGCATTCATAAAATGTGCAGTGGTTTCAGCAGCATCAGAGTCACCCTTAATTCGTTGAACAGCAGCTTCCTTTAAACGGAGGAGGTCTTTCTCAACATCGTAAATTTTATTGGAAGGGATTTTGATTTTATTTGGAGTCTTTCCTGCAAGCATGGGTTCGGGGGTAGTATTCTCCCCATAAGCAAATGCGAAGGGAACGTAAGGGTTTGCTTTTGTTTCGGCATCTATGCGGTCTTGGACGTTTTTAGAAAACCTGTTATGAAAATCTTCCTTGCCTGTGGGGCGTACTATATTAAGCGCAGTATTAGCAAAATGAATTGCTATTTTACCCTTATCGGTTGTCTGTTTGATGAGTTTTTCAGGTAATCGTCCAAAGGGTTGTTTTTGGATAGCATTTGTATAGGTAGTAAATTCGGGATTTGCAGCATGCCATAAACGAGCTTGTGCATCTGGAACGGTAATACCATAATCCTTAGCAGCCTGTTTTATACTTGTCTCTACGTCTTGTTGTGCTTCTTTGGGAACATAATAACGAGATTTATCTGAATATTGCCATGGATAATTATATCCAAAAAGTCTCCCCATCCATCGGTCGTTAACCACTGCATCTGGGTTGGTATAATCCAATCCAGCTTTTATGAAAGGCCCAACTTTTCTACCAAACGTTTTAATTGCTTCAGGTATAGGCATATCGACAGCAGATAACTCCCCGTTCCATATGGCTTCCACTTTTTCCCTTTGGGCAACCGAAATATTTTTAGGTGACTCATTCTTTTCTAAAGAATTTATTGTATTAGCAAAAAGCGTTGTATTTCCTTCAATACTTTGATGTGGTGAGAGTACTCCTAAGATTTGGATATATTTCTGTAGTTCTTCTTTGCTAATCCCTTCATCTTGGAACCCCATGAAAAATTCATTCCATTCTTTATACCATTTCCCGGCTTCAGCATTTTCTTTAAATAATTTCTTAATTTCTTCTTGCTTTTTTACGGGGTCTTTGGGTAGGATAGGAGTGTTAGTAATTGTTCTCCCGTCTTTATCTTTATAGATGGTAGTTTTTTTACCGTCAATATATATCTCTACTGGTATATCGGTTTTATTGGCGGGGCCGTAAATCATGTCCTCCGCAATCGGAAACCGTTTGGAATGTTTAATAGAATTACCCTGTAATGCTGCACCATATTTTTTTACAGCCTTTTTATATTTCGGGCTAAGTTCATCAATTTTTCCGTTAGCTATATCTTCCCGAATATTCTTTAATTCTTTTTGATCTTCCTTGGTTAATTTATGGTAACCCCAAGTTTCCTGTTTAACATAATCGTCTAAGGTATCAAGTGATATTTGGTCACCATTAGAAGTTTTATAAACAACATCTCCGCCTTCTTCCCCTGTGGGAGCCTCTATTTTAGGGGTAGTGGGTTCTGTGGTGGGTTCCGTAACGGGTTTTGTGGGTAACCCCACAGGTTTCCCTGCCATAACGCCACCCATAACAAGTGACCCTGGTATGACTTCTATATTCTTTAACGATTGAAGAATATCTGCACCAATCTCTTCTGGTTTTTTGCCCCTCGCTATAGCATTAATTGCTGCCTCAGCGGGTTCTTCCGCATATTCAGTGACAGCTTCCACCCCTCCACTAATAAGACGGTGTATAGTATTTCTAACAATATTTTTTACCGGTAGTTTTTTAGCTATCTGTGTTAAACCAACCTTATTTAATACACCCACTACAGCACCAAAAGCTAAAGCGGCTGTTGCTGCTCTTTCATGGCTAAAACCATCTTTTATTAGGTTTTCATAAAGTTCGCCCGCTTCCATAGCACCCGCAGTGGCCATTCCTACACCAGGACCAGCATAGATGGTAGCGGCAACCATAGCTGCCATTGATTGGGCAGCGTCAGTGATATTATAAGCTAACCATTCGGGGTCGGTTAAATAATTAAGGTTTTCGATTAGACGTCCCCGTTTCTCTTTTGGTAAATTTAACCAATCTTGACCCTCTAAGACGTTCCCTTGTATATCCTCGGCAGCCTTCAATCCCCACTTTTTGATAGCCCTTCCTGCCTTTTCATATGGTTTAAAAACTCCAGGGGCAACCTGAGCCAAAGGTTTGGCTACGCTTTCAAGTGTACCACCAGCGAAACCTATTGTTTGGTCAAGGTATCTCGCTAAATTAGGGCCAAAACGGAGTAACCCTTTACCTATGGATTTGGGTACACCTGTAATAGTATTGATACCTTTAGAGCGTTCTTCAGGAGATAACTGAAATAATTGATTGGCTTCTTCAGGTGATATACCTTGAGAAGTTGATTTTAACCCTGTGGTTGGACGTTCTTTTTCTACGGGTAGGGTAGGTTTCGATATAGGACGTTCTCCGAGTGACTTGGTCATCTCATTAAGGAGGATACCCTTTTTTTTAATAGGCAGAGATGTCCAATAAGGAATTTTATTTAATTCCTTTAAATAATCGTGGTATATGCTGACCCTTTTTTCGTAAGGAAGATTTTCCTTTTCAAATAAGTCAGCAATTTCATCCCAATTTGGTAACATTGCTTACATTCCGTGTGTTCTTAATTTATCTTGCATCCATTTTGCTGCTGGACTTTGTGCTTTTCCCTCAAACTTCCTTCTATCCGTTGGGTTTACATATTTCAGGAAGTGGTCAATTAGCATTTGAAGTTGACGTTTAATCTCTGTTACATCACGTGAACCCCTTAATCTTTGAGCTAATTCCGGGTCAGTATCTTCCAAATTCCTAAGAAATTCTGCACCTGCACCCTCTTTATCAAGAGCCGATTTCATAGCGCTATATCTCATAACCGTTTTTAATGCCTGATCCGAACTTTCGTGTAGAGTTTCAGTTTCGGTCGTAATTATCTCCGCATTAAAACCATTTTTTAACGCATTAAGGTGTGCTGCACTTCCTTCCTCCACAGTCGTTGTAATTATGGGAGTGATACGTTTGTTATCTTTTATTGTCGGTTTTCCTCTCTTTTGTAGTTTAATAATCCTTCCAGTCCCATGTTCCGGGAGGTATTCTTTAAGTACCCCATTTACATAATGTGCTTTGACCTTTTTACCGGTCTCAGGATGTATCAAATTACCCACAAATTGATGTTTGTCGGGCTTTGACCTCTTACTGATTATTTCTTCATGTTCCCTCCAAGTCTTTTCTGCCCTTTTATGAGCTTGTCGTGTCTCATACATGGTTAATCCAGTTTGACGTACTTCAGGTGTTTTGATAGCCATAATCCTGTCAAGCTGAGTTTGACCCTGTCTTAATGCTCCCGTAGCGTTAGAAGCATAAGGAGTATCCTCTTGGGGAACTGGTTTCTCTTGTAGGATTTTACCCAATAATCTGTAATCAGCATTTTTTTGGGCTTCAATCATTTTAGCTTTTTCATAAGCTTCTTGCTCTCGTTTTCTTCCTATATAATTCAATAATAGTGGTAATGCCATTTTTATCCCTTACCTTAAAATTCCAAATTGTTTAAGAATCATCGGAATACGTTCAATAGGATTCATACCCTTCATTTGGCCTATAAAATCCAAGTATTTCATAACATTGGATTGTGTTCGATCTACGGGTATATCTATGGGCATATCCCCAAGTGTATCTGCGGGTGTGTCTTCGGGTATCTGATTTAGCACTTGATCAAGCGTTGAATCGGGCATAACCATACCCATAATATTCGGTTTTTTCTTGGATTTTTCGACTTCTCTTTTTGTTAGTAATGTTATTAGGCTCATTTTATTTCCCCACCGACCCAAATAATCCTGACGCACCCTCCTTTGTTCGCCCAAGTATACCCATTAGGTTTTGACCCCAACCAGGTGTGGATGATGCCTGTGCCATCCCGGATGTGAAGGGTTTAAGGTTGAGTAAATTCATTCCCATGTTCAACCATGGATTATTATACGGTTGAGCCATATTCCATTTATTAAAAGCCTCTTGACCTTGTTCGCTAAGTATTCCTCGTTCTACTCCACCACCCTTTAACGCCAACTGTGCAGGAGTCATTGCATAGTTTATAGCTTGTGGAATAGTTCCAAGCAATCTATCAAGATAAGACCTTTCGGTACCACCAACCCGTTCACGATAACTTTCTCCTGCTCCAAACTCTCTACCAAGGGCGTTCTCTATGCGATTAGCAAAACTTTCTTTTCCTCTAAACCCTCGTTCTGCTCCTGCCTGTTCACCCTTGTAAAGTACATCTGCGAGTTTACCAGTAATATCTGTAGTAAGGTTACGGCCTGACTCTGCAACCGCTCTCCTTGCAGCACCGCTACTTAATCCGCCAGCGCTTACAAATGGTTCTAACACTTTCGGAATTATCTCCTTTTCCCATGTTTGCATAGCGGGTTCTTTTATGGCTTTTGTCCAATAATCTACAGCAGATTTCTTATCAAATCCACCACTGGTTGGCCCTACTGTACCCATTATACCAGCCTTCGTAGGCCCCATCCTTGCAGTGAGTGAAGTTTCGGGTGTACCACCCAATATTCGGTTAAGAGCCTCTCCACCTGTACCATAAGCTCCACCACCCTCTAATATGTCTTGAATTACATCAAATCCACCCCGTTGTAAATTAGACGCCCCTGGTGCTATTTGACCAGGGTAGGGGGAAACGCCTTCACCTATTTGTGGACTAACTTGACCTATTAGTTGTTTTAGTAATTCCTGTTGCTCTGGTGTCATACTGGGGGTTGACATCATATGCGCTGGTGTAACTTTAGGGCTCAAACCTGTAATGTCCTGAAATGTCTCCATTACTTTACCCATTTTCTTAACTTACCTCCATCATTTTACTTCCATCATTTTACTTCTATTATTCTACTTCCATTAAAACCTTTTTTGACTTTTTGCAAGGTATTCCCCTTAAAAACGCATCGGGTCGGGTTGTCACGAAGGTAACAGATTTGGCTTTAAATGTTGCTTTTAATTCTAATAGTTGTTCTCTTACCGTTGGAAGTATATTTGTGTTCTGATACTCTTTATCTACCGAAAGAATATGCACAAGTATTTCTCTATTTAGTACATTCATTGTAGCCCACAACCACCCCTTTATTTGATGGTTTGTCGTAACATATACGTACAAGAGCGTTGCTGGGTTTTCGGTAATTACCTTATTAGCCATTAAAAGCGTATTAAAGTTAATGTCTCGTGGCTTCACCTGTTTCATAAGATACATTGGAATTAAACGAAGGTCGAATATCCTAATTGGTTTTAACCTTGCAAATCCTGTCTGTTTTTCCTGTGTTTTTTGGATTACGTCTGATTTAGCCTTTGGCATTGTCTCTTTGGCAGCCGTTTTCTTTTTCATAACTTATAACCCCATTTCTTTAATTGTTGCAGAGCTTTTTCCGCTCTTCTTCCTAAATCAGTCCTATACTGTAAATAGGATGATATTTTTACCTTATTTATATTCTTATATACGTTATGGACACTCTCCCCGATAGAACGTCCAGTACCCACCATTACTCCAAGGATCCCATCAGTACCTGCACAACGTAAACCTTTATCGAAGTACACATCTTCCATCCAAAAAGAAGATGGAGCGTTCTGAATGGTAACATCTTTAGCAAATTCTGCTAATAACTCTGAGGAATTATATGGGTACGGTGGAATTGAAATTCGTTCCGAACTCGCATATCCATCGGAAAATACCCCTTTCCCTTTCTGAAAAAAATCAGATAAAGATGATTTCAATAAACTCAATAAACAATACAGAGCATCCCATCCGAAACGGGTAGAAAATTCCAAAAAATATATCTTATCTTTTTGAACAATAGCATTTATATCAATTGGCCCAACATAACCGGCATCTTTTAATTTAGGAATTAATCTATCAAACTCTTTAGAGAGTATTCCGGGGGTTTGTTTTACCCAAACCGTGTTAGATTGAGAACCAATTGATATTCCTAAATTAGAGTTCATCATACGCTTTTCTTCTATAGTATGGTTAAGATGTGAAAACTTTTTCCCATCAAACCATCCCTCCGTTGAAATTTCTACCCCTTCAACTTTATTTTGCAATACAAATGAAAACTTGTCCTTTGTCAATCGTGTCATATATTCATTTGTGAGTTTCTGAACTAATTCCCCCGGGTATTTTTCAACATATGTTAGGTCAAGGTCTTTATTATCATTCGGTTTAAAAACCCATAGGTCTTTCTTATCTTTAAGGAATTTCACTCCGTCACTTAACTTAGTGAATTTCTCTTCATGTGGTACGTTTAACCCTATCTGTTGTGCTACCTTAGCCCCTAAAGCACGGTTCATTTCCCATTCTTCTGTGACTTCACTACTACCTATACACGAGGTACTTTGTCGTATCTTATCAGCAATCGGGCCAAAAACACCAGGAGAGTTAACTTTACACCCGAAGATTTTCAATAACGCTCGATCTTCCTTCTTCCCCTCGTTGGCGTGATTTATGTCAAATATCACTAAATCAGCCTGTTTAACAGCGTTTTTAATCCGACTTAAGGTCAGGTGTGGTGGTAAAATACCTGAGTAATTCTTTCTATACGCTGGCGTATGGATATAGGTTTTGATATTCACTCCTTCTTTTTTTAATCTGCTCACTATTGGGAGTATTTCACCACTATTTGAGATAGTTAAAATCATATCAATAACACGTTTAATTTATAATATCAACCCCAAGATATAATGACTGAGAGTCAGTAACTCCTGATTTACTGGATAAACCTAAATCAAGGCTACCTGTAAAAGTAGGGTTGAGTGATAAAAATAATCCTAATATGATGATTGGTATTAGTTTCATGGTGTCTCCTGATGTAAAAGCTGTATGGGTTAATATTCTATTTGGAGTGAGGTAATTCCTTAAACTGATTCCACCCTAATCTTAGCCCAAGTAACTTAAAATTATTCGTTTGTTAATGTTGCTCCATTAAGCGGTATTGCCTGCCAAGCTTTTGCTTTTGTAGTTGATACGCCAACTACAAGGGCTCCATGGCCTACAGTACTTGATATATCCTTGTATTTACCAAGTCCTGAGCCATCCACAAATCCTTCATCATCTTGCGGATCGAGCCTGATTACCTTACCAGCCTCCATGTTAACGAAATACCAACTATAACCTTCAACAACGGCTGGAAGAGTAAAAATTACTGTTCCAGAAGCTCCTTCATTTGTATAGACTCCACCCACTTCAGATAATCGTGCAGTAAAGGATGCAGTTCTTGCTAATAAAGGCATAATAATAGGTGTTTCTTTTATTTGAGCCTTATAAATTACTTTCTGCCCTAACCCACGAGAGGATGCCAGCGCAGACTCTGTCCATATATTACTTGCGACAGGAGGAGTTATGCCTGGCGCATCGTTATCTTTCCATAATGCTATTGCTATTTCAGAAACCAGAGATATTTCTGTAGTTGGTGCAGACGCTTTTGCTATTAGAGGAGTCGAAGCGCAATTCCGAAAAACATTATTTGATATTCTAAGAACCCTAAGAGAAGGCTTAGAAGTATCCGTACTATCTACTACAGTCATTAAAATTGGCCGATACCCTACAGTAGCATTATTGTCTTGTATCATACAATTTTCAATGCTTATATAATCAATCCCTTCATGTGTTCCGCCAGTCACTTGCCCTATCTGAAATTGGGCAACCTTATGGCCACCGCCTGCTTCATTTGGTTTATCTGAAGGATTCTCCAAATTTACGCCATCTAATACTAACTGTTTAACACCTCCTGTAATATAAAAATCAGCGTAGACAGCAGAAGTCCAATATCCGCCACGTAGTACAAATTGAAAATCTGTTCTGTCAGCATCTAAGTACATATTATAATCGTTGCTTCGATGGTGGCAATCTATAAAAGAAATGCCTGATGCTGCATGAGTAGTCCCATGGACATCAGCGTCATAATAAATACCATATGTATTTGAATAAAAAGCACATTTTGTCATAGTCAGTCGATCTGCACGCTGAGGAATAAAAGCGCCCTTACATTTTGAAAAGACTACATTTTCAAGGTGGGTAAAGACTGCTCCATCAGACCAAATACCGTCCGCAGCGTTATCATTTCCATCAAAAGCAATGTTTTTGAAACTTACACGGCTCAAGTATTGTGTACTTGAACCAAGTTTAATAATATAATCCGCACCCTCTTTCGCTTTCAATATAGTCCCGCCATATGTATTCAACAGAGACCAACCAGAATTATCTCCAAAACCAATAAAAGAAGGGCCTCCTTCGCCGGGATTTAAACCATCTGTTTCGTTTCCTTCAATATAGACATCGTTTAAAATATAGGTGGTTGGTTTAAAATAAATGTCGCATCCAATATTCTCTACGGAGTCAGTAGCTTTTAGAACAGCTGTCGACATATCAGTAGTACCAGGAATAGTATTTTCTTTCCACCAATCAACCCACACTTTTTCAACTGCTTTAACACCAAAGCTCACACTCCCATCCCCACTAAACACCTGATATAGTCCAGCGGAGAAAGGGCTGTTGATGGTGAGGATTACTTCATTATCAATAGACAATATAGCCCCATTTTCTATCTCAAGGGTAATGTTGGAAGGTATAGTTTCGCTGGTGGATAATTGGTAGGTAGTTTTATCTCCCGACCCTGTATGAGCTAACTTAATCGTTGCTTCTTTAGTAGCTCCAATAACGGTATCAATGAGATACTTTATTGTCCATTTAGTCCCGTTTATCACTCCTTGGTCTGCCTCAGAGGCATCAGGAATGTAAACCTGATTAGTAAGTTTTAACTTATCTAACCCAGTCATAAGACCCGCATCACCTCTGGAAACCGCATCAGGAATTACGTCTCCCCCATCAGTTACGTGCTCTGTTGCATGAATTTGGGGGTGGTGAGCATTTGGGTCAGCATCATGGTCATAAGCCCATGCGGAAGATGGAGCTTTATCTTCTACACCCGACTCTGGTGGGTTTTGAAAGAGAGCCACTATTCCACTCAATAGGTTACCAGAAAGGTTCTCTATGGCAGCAATTAAACCCCTAATACCAGCCCGACTAAATCCAATCTGTTCATCTGTATTATTTTTTTTAGCATTCTCGCTAAACATTAACAAAGTCTCCCACTACGTTTAAACCATGGAACAATCGCATGTATCCTTAATTGTTCATTACCAGTATGCGTTATTTTAATCTTATGAAAAGACCCCGTTTCGCCTACAAACACTCGTTTCCACACTTTTTCACCATCACCCGCACAATCCACGGTCTCCGTCTTATAACTGGATGTACCCGCATTTCTATAAAAATCTACGGTAAAAGAAATGTCGGGGTCAGCATCAACCAAAAAATCTATATAACCTAAACGAGCCGACTGCCCCTCATTTAGAAACGGGTTCCAACGTCCACCTATAACAGTGAGGTGGATAGGATTTCCATCATCCGTAGTTCCATTATTCATATAATATATAAAACCGTTATGACTACCCCCCAAAGTTATAGGGTATCCAGCCGCCATTGTACGGTCATCCCAAGACCTTTCTAACTCATCCCAAGCCTCTTCTGTCTCATCCAATGTTGGGTCTGAAGTTCGTTCATAAAACCCAAAGGTATGCATATTCATAACGAAACTTGACCAAGACTTCTCATAATAATTGAAGCACAGAACATGGTCAGGAACATCAGAACCAACCGAAGGGTACGTTATCCAACTCTGTCTTACTTCATCTATATCCACATCATAACAGTATTTTATACCGAGCGGATTAATATTTAAAACATAATTGGGGATTTTCTCGTCAACGCTATAAGCCTCTAAACTATCTGTTCCCACAATTCCCGTAGAACTTAATGCTAAAAGTTCATCTGAAAATAACATTATACTGTTCGTAGCGTAAGCACCTACTGTATTCGCTATTTTTACCCATTTAAACGGGAGTGTAGAATTTGCAGTGTAAACCAATTTCCAAACAGATTGTTCAAAAAACACAATAAGGTCATCACCTAATATCCCAGCTGCTATAATCCATTCTTCCGTTGGAGCATCTATATATTCATCATTGGTATAGTCTGTACATCCAACCTTAGACCATCTTGCCCGTTGCGGTTTAAATCCATCGGTTGTTTCCGTCACCCTCAATAAGACAAGTCGTTCTTTATAAGAAAACATTAGAAGAGCGGTGGACACACTATCACCACCACCAATATCCATAGTTGTATTGCTTAGGGTCGTGCCATTCCACTCTTTGACTTGGTCTACCCCGTTGGTTATAAATAATTTATCCAACCAATTAGTACACCAAAAGAAGTTGTAATCTGCACCCGTCCACGTATCCCCTGAAACATCCTCGAAACGTTCACCGCTGGTATTGTATCGGTTAAGTCGTTCCGTATCCATAGCCAAAAGTTGACTTGTACTATCGTTTTTATAAAATCTCCATATCCCCATCACAGGGTTGCCGGGATAAGTAACTTCCGTGAGTTCCCCAATATGTCCCGATAATGTATCAGCACCCGTTACCTCATAATTCTGCATTGCATAAAGGTAACGATAATCATGCCACCCGTGTAACGTTAATGAAAGAGTATCAACCAAAACACTAAAATTTGAGTCCGAATAAAGTTCAGCAGTTAATGTCCCATATGTACCAACGGTAGGGTCATACTTTATAATAGCATAACAGTAATCGCCATATGCCCCGAAAGCAGCATAATCGCTATAAGCGGTACCACCATCTACCTCATACAAATGAACCTGCATTGTTCCCGTACCACGCATCATAAGACTAATGCCGTTCTCGGAAGCATCTATTATATCTTGAAAACTCCCTAACATATTCGCCATCCCCCAAGCTCCAACCCAAATATTGTTAGGTGCTGCATCTATCTTAAACTTAAGTTTATGTTCAAAGGCTTCATCAAAGTGACCTACGCCAAAATCCTTGTAGACATATACTTTCTCATCCTCGACAAGGTCGGTGATGGTAATATCGGTTGCAGTTACAGTAATTCTATCGGCTGCCACATCCACCTCGGTATACCCCGTGTAATCTTGTGCAGTCCAATGACTTATCTTACCGAACTCTGTATATCCCAGACGCTTTATTAGAACCCCCTCTCGAAGGTAACCGTTCTCAATTTTAGTGAAGGCATCCTGCGGGATTAACCATGGTTCATGGCTTAATTCTAATCCTGTTCTGAAGTCGGCTATAGGATAAGGTTGATATTTCATTACGCTATTCTTTTTGTCTCCTTAAATTGATTAACGATTATTCTTCTTAATTCATCCTTAGCTCCAGCCGAGTCGGTAAGGATTGCAAGAGCCTGAAATATGTTTGCGTTTTTGGTTTCCCCAACCTCAGCCTGCATACTTGCAACTTTTCTGTGAAGTTCTTCTACATTATCCGCAAGGATATTAAAAACACAACCCTCATACTTCTCTTCGTGTTGGTCTAAACCCACCAACCTAATCCCTCTCCGATATAATGGGCAATATTCGCAACCCTTTTTACATAGAGCACAACCTTTTTTCATATAAACCCCCTTTAGTTTCGTTTTTGTCTTGTAAAAGTCCTCCCAGGCATCCGCCATGTGTTAACCGTAGCACCTGTTCCAGATGTTCCTGTTATCGCTGCATCACCACTTGTACTTGTATCACCTGTACCACTTGCTCCTGTTTGTCCTGTACCACTTGCTCCTGTTTGTCCTGTACCTCCCGCATCTGTCTCTTCTGTGCCCCCCGCTGTAACCGTTTTACTATCGACTTGTTTGTCGGTACCAACATTACTTCCTGCATATAATTTCCCATCACTATTTGAAATACCAACTGGTTTAGCGGTGTCAACAGTCATTCCAGTAGTTACACTAAGCTCGTGGGTATGACTTGAGATTGAGTGTGTGTGACTTGGGCCTGAGTGTGTGTGACTTGGGCCTGAGTGTGTATGACTTGGGCCTGCATGCGTATGACTGGGGCCTTTATAACTACCGACCCCGTGTGTATGTGTGGGTTGCGTCCACGTACCACCTGTTTTATCCTCTGCACCAGCTTGACCACCAGCCGCTGACCCCTTAGTGATATAGATAATCATATCATCCTTGTCAGTCTGGAGTGTGTAACCAGCAACCGCAGTGTCTTTTTCAAAGAGGATAATTTCCCCTGAAGGAATATCAATAGCATCAGCAGCCATTTTCGCTAAAGTAACATTAGCATCTTTAATATTAGCCGTCTCTACGATACTATCTTTTAGGTTTCCCGCATCCACACCCTCATTACCGGGAAAAACCAAAGACCGACTAAGGGCATCCTCAAGGGCAGCCTGATTAGCCCGTATCATTTCATCGGAAAGTCGAATTTTGGTTGATCCCTGCGGTTTATCTTTATCCCAGTTTGTTGCCATTCTATCTCCTTACATATTATCCTTAAAAATATTTGAAAATATTGCCTTAAAAAACTTATATATTGGCCCTGCGATAAATTCTTTCGTTAGGGTACCGACAATATCCATTGTTGCTTGACCTACGTTTTGTAAAATTAAGACACTTGCGTTTAGGGTTCCCGCTATATTCATATTACCACTCCCAACGGTTTTTAAATATGTAGTAGCTTTTCCCAAAGTACCCGATATACCCACAGAAGCCTTACCAACGTATTTGGAGGTCTGTTTAGCTAAACTGCCTACAATATCTACGGCAGCATTTCCAACGGAAAGCATATGGGTGGTTATTTTTCCCAACGTCCCGGTAATAACGACAGCATAACCGCCTACAGGACACCGAAACGTTGGTATTGTACCTAAACTTCCAACTATAGACACAGAATATTGTCCTGTGGTCGCATAAAAGGTTGAGCCTGCCGCCACAATTTCACTCGCTCCGATATACCATGTTGACCGTGTTTGACCTTGAATATCATCCGTAAACGTAGCGGATAAATCCTCGCCATCATCAAGGATTGCAAGGTTAGTGGCGTCTCCATTCGGGTCTAAGCGATAGTCGTCATTAGCATAATCTTTGAATACCGAGTTTGTATGAACGTCTTTGCTTCTGTAATCTGCATCTGGCGAGGTGGCATCTTCGGAGATGTTATAGGCATGAGTGCCGAAACCACCGCCATCGTCAACAAAGTCATTAGTGCAGCCTTGAACAAGATTGTTTTTTACAGTCAATGAACCGCTTAATCCAGTTTCGTCCTGCTTGATCCCTGTGGTGCATTTAATCACAGTATTATTGTAATAATAAGTCGTCGCATTGCCGTAATAGTGGGATATCCGTATCCCGAGAGTGCTGCCGTAAATAATGCAGTTTCTTACTGTGAGATGAACCATGTCTCTATGTGAGCGTAAAGCCCACTCATCATTGGTATCACTTTTTATTAACAATCTGTTGACAAGAAAGTTTCCATTCACAGCTCCATCTAATAATTGTATTCCTTCATTTCCCGTTCCGCTGACATCTATAGCAAGTTCCGATATTTCCGTATTATCCATATCGCCATCATTAGTCTCATCGAATTTTATAGTATCATACCCTCCGAAGTTTATCCTTGCTCCATTTCCATAAGCTCCGCCATTATGCTCTGCCCCGCTTGCCGCAGTCAGCTTTAAAAGGAATCCATTTGTATCAGTGTCAAATGTCACAATAGATGAAATTGATGTTTCTTCATCATTATGCTCACCAGTAAGGTCGCCTGTTAGTGAGCCACTGCCTGGGTCAATAATATCTGCCTCAAATGCTGTAACAGTATCATAATTAAGTCCAGAGCCTATAGAATATGTGCCAGATGAGATAGTGCCTTTGCTTCCAGAATACTTAGACGCTAACCTTTTATGTAAATACTCATTTCTAATAATCTGATCAAATGCACGTTCTATGTAGACTACACCTGGGTCTCTTTTTTTATCATATATTGCATCGAACTGGCTTTGGGTAATCAATCCGAGATCGAGCAATAACTTAAAATCAACAAACCAATCTCTCCGTCTGAGTCTCTTTTCTTCAAGTTCCGTTTTACGCTCCCAGGGATATTTTCCTTGTGAGTCTACAGCTACCAAGTATTTTTTGATATTTCCAAAGACCTTCTGCCCAGGCCATTTCCAATCGATAGTTCCTCTTAATTCCCAATAATCACCTGGCAGTGTTAAGACAAAGTGGTGCGTTCGGGTCAATTTACCCTTATGAAACCCGTCAGGGCGGATGTCAATTATCTGGCCATCTCGCCAATGTCTTGCGTCCTGAGAACCACCTACTTTGAGTAATAATTCCATTATGCAGTTGTCGCTCCTACAAATATCTTACGCTTCTGCGCTAAACTGAATTGTAAATGTGAACTCAATCTTATCATTAGCTACTACATTGATTGCGTCAAACACCGTCCTGTCCATTAAAGTGCCATTACTTGCAGCATTAAATAACCCATGTTCGGTAATAGCAAACGTACCAGCATAAGTATGAGTCGCTACTGATTTATACTCATAAGTTTGACTACCCTCAACCTGAGTTCCCGCATCCCTCGATTCCCCGCATGGTGTACCAAGTCCAGTATCGGATTTATTTTCCGCTCCCGTTCCTGTCCCTGAATCGTGATACTTATAATCACCGAAGGCTGAAGTTTCAGTAATAAGATTGTCTACAATGTCATTCACAAAGGCAGTGGTAACCTTCTTATTTAAAACTTCTCTTCTACCAATCTCCTCACCATTACGGATATGGCGAGCGACCGTCTTTGTCGAAACGTTTATAACGCTACCCCCCATGTTGGTTCTTCCTCTGGCTACATAACCATGCTTAATTTGCCAATCAAGGTTTTTGCGATTGATTCTTTTAAGTATAGCCTCTTTTATCTTCTTAAACATTTATTAATCTCCTTAAATTTATTGACTAATCCTTACAATAGCCGTTCCTGAAGTGTAATCGCCCGCTTTACAATTAGCTCTGTAAAGTACGGTTTCTGGTTCTTCTCCAATTTTCTCTACATTACTGGTGAAACTTTCCACATCTAAGGCTGTGCTACCACCATCAAATGATCTTTGTATATAAATAGTTGCTGTCCATGTCCCAGATATAGATAAATTAAACTTTCCTCTTATTGGAACCCATGCACTCTGTTGGTCAGCACCAGTTATAGAACATTCCATTAATGCATGATTTATCCCTGTTTCTCCCATCTTATCATTTCCCTTTTATCGCCAAAACGTTATCTTACCAACCACCATCCCTAAAGCTACCGTAAACACCCCAAGGAACCCACCGACACCAGCAGCAAGTTTATTCTTCCCACACCCAGCTTCTATCAAAGCTTTTAATGATTTGATTTCCTTTTTTAATTCGATTTGTCCATCGTATAGCGTTAGGTTTTGACTTCTGATTGTGTATCCTTTAAAAGTATCTCTTGAAACCATAATCTTAAAACCGTGGTGTTCCACGGATCCCTTCTAATTGCATAATTTCTTTCTCAGCTATCATATTGGAATAATAAGGACGTAGGGTAGTCAGAAGGTACTCTAAGTTCTCTTCATCCCCCCGTTCCCCTTTAATCTCAATAGCTACATCACATGAAAGTATACCACCCCATAATTCCTCAATAGGGTGTTCTGTACCCAAAGTGAAAGCGTCTGGCTTTTTAATTGCTTTACACTCGAACTCGTAATCTGCATCAGGAACTGGTCGGGGGTACAGGGTATAACCATAGTATAGAAATTCTATTGGTTTATTTGTAGTGTGCGTTCCGAGGGCTGTAGGTTCGGGATATTTCCGCCAAAAGAGGGTCGGGTCATAAGATATAACCCCCTCGTATAAGTTTCCCGTCCCGCCATCATCAATATACGCAGGGTTTAAAAGAGTAAGATACTTATTGGGGTCAACCATTACCCCCACACCGTCAGCCACGAGGGTCTCATGGTATATATCATCCAACGATTTAGGTCTAAACTCTATCGGTAAGTGGTTCTGATAGTGGTCATTTATCCTATTCAAGAGGTCGGTATCATCTAAATTTGAGTCACCAACCAATAATTTTATCCGTGTTATAATACTGTCTACCGTCCAGTCCATTTCATCTACCCTTATTACAATAAAAAAGCTCCTTGGACACCGCCAAGGTATCTTTCGGGCATCTTTTGGAGCTTATTAAAGCTAAATCACCTAACCGAGGTTAGAACCTCAGCTTATTTACCTGCTTCTGTTTTCTCTGTGACGTCTGTTGCCGCTGTCGCTGCTGGTGTACCTGAAATAGCATCACCAATAAGTTCAAATGCGGTTTCCCAATCGTAATACTTATCCGTTACGGTAGCAGCATCAAGTCCTGTTGTTCCCGGCTCGAAAGTTGCCCCGCTGGTCAAGACCGTAACATATCCCATAATTGCGTGGTCGGCAGAGGCAGCAGGTATCCCCGCTATAGCATCAGCCTCACTTGCGTATCCAGTTCCGTTATCAGCAGCTGGTAGAATATCAACGGTACCGTCTACACCTATTTCTAAAGCCCAAGCACCGTATTTCCCATCTGGAAGTGTATCTCCCGAAAGAGCCGTACCGGCGGCTACCGCAGCCTTACTATAACGAACACCACCGATAAGATAATCAAAAGCACCGTTAGCCACATTTTGGACAGTACTTCCGATTGCTATACCCGTCTTAGTAATTACATAGTTACCCTTCACTTTAGCTCGAATATCATTAACCAAAGTTTTAACCTCATCAAGGATAGCTTTATTGGTATTCATATCGGCTTTTAACTCATTAGTGAGTGTCCTATTAAGGTCTATCTCATTATTCATCGCAGTTAATACATCAACCAAGAGGTCGGGATTGGAGACACTCTCATAATTAATTATTTCTTTATCTGCCATAATTTATTCCTCTTTATTCTGTGCTGCCTTGTTTATTGAGTCATTTTTCTTCGCTTCGTTTTCAGCAGCCCTTTTAAGTAAGGCTCCCATGTTCACTATACCACAATTAAAACGGTGACGCATTGTCGTAACTATGTGTGTCATCTGTCCAGTTTCCTCATCAATGTCATACTTACTCTCTGGTATCACCAAATTATTGAGGTGTTCGACAGTTTCTATCGGGAGTTTATACTTCTCACCGTCTTTCAACCGATAGAAGAAACCACCATACACGAAGTCTAAAGTATTCTTTGGAAACTCTAAATTAGAAAAGACAATCTCAACCTTCTTACCATGATACTTAGCTTCATCGTATACCCGTGGGGGTTTAACCGTGGTACTTGTTAAATTCGGAACCTTTATAAATTTCCCTGTTTTAGGGTCTTTCTTTACCTCTTTCATTATATCCTCCATTTAATAGGTGGGGTAGCCTCTGTTTCCTCCCATGACTACCCCCATCACCTCTAAATTTTTCAGATTATAACGCCACTAAACGCCGCTAAACCTTAGACTAAACTAAGGTCGCCATCAGCAGCATCACCAAGATACCTATCCTTATCGCTCTTTATTGCCACAAACGAGCAATAATCTCCGTCTGTGTTAGGAGTTGCACCCAATGTGAAACCCTTTCCACCACCTCTCACGACTTCCTCATTAATGCATGTCCAGACGTTACTATCTGCGTCTGTGACTGTAGCACCAAGAGCGGTAGGCCATGTGGGTTCAGCACCTGCGATTGCTCCTGAAGCAGTTGTACATTCATACACACGACCATTCTTACTTGTCGGTCTAAGGATTGTACCTATGGCTGTTGCACTCCTTGCAGTTGGAGTTATGCCTGTCGCCCATGTCTGAACAACTGTAGGTTTCTTCCCAACCCCAGGTATCGGGGAAACTACGTTCACGTAATCACCTGAACTATCGAAAGGTTTAACACCCTTAGCGGCAGTCTCAAGTCCTGTTACCGTACCGTCAGCAGCAATCTGTTGACCATACTTGTCTGTTAAGCCAGCCTCATACATAGCACGAGACCATTTGATTGTAATACCATCATCAGCATTATCTGTACCGATATTAAGTTCCAAATGGTCAGGCACGAAGCCTAAGATTACGTTAACAGCATTCCCATCTTGTAAAAAAAATCCAGTTTTTATATCCATTATTCTTTCCTCTCCTTATTGTCGCTTGACTTTCACGGGTGCGTACTAATGTCGTGACCCTCGTAAGTGAGCGAACCAATTAATAGAAAATGCCCGACCGTAGTCGGGCGGTTAATTATACGACCTTACATTGTAGGTTATGCATGAACGAGTCGTTTAGGATCCTCGCCACGAACATTGTTTTCCAACCCGAAGTTGCCCTCTGGTTCAATGGGTCGCTTGTTCCACCAGACCCAAATGGCTTCACGATGTTCTTAGCGTTCCCAGCGCTCAAGTCCACGATACCGTAAGCGTTTCTACCGATAATGTAGTTATCGTACCATGTACCGTCTGTCCAGCCCTCTGTAGTAAGGAGCCATCTAACGTTACCCGTACTTCCCCACTCTGCATCCAATACACCACTCTGTGCCGGGTATTGCGATGTAGATTTAAACCCACTTACGGCTTCCAGATTTGTCGTAACGTCTACGTCACCCAATGCCCAAAATGCCTGTCTGATAGGGGATGTACCTTGTCCAGACGCAGCCCTCATCATAGGAGTCATAAATTCGGCATTAGCCTTGAGTAATGTTAAGACCACACCATCTATATCAGCCTTAGTCAGTGAATTATCACCACCCGACCCAGCGCACTGTGTTAAACTTGCGCAGGAGTGCAGTATATCTCTAACTATAGCATCAATAGTTTTCCCCATTTGGATACCCAACTCCTCCGCTGCAACTGTCAGAACTGGATCTTCAACCGTTAAGTCTACCAAATCAGTAATATGAACGAAGTCACCGTACTGAGAGACTGTAGCTAAAAGGTCGGTTTTCGATAATTTCTGTCCTGGAGGTGTAATACCCTCTGTTAATGGAGTGGTAGCTATTGAAAGCGCAGCATACCGTCTAAATTTTACCGTATTGCCTCTTTTACTGCCAAGGGTCTTTTTCTGAGCAAATAAACTATGGATTAGTTTAGGTTGTGCCCTTTTTAAGAGAACCCTGTCATAGAATACAGCAACGGCAGGATCAACTTCGGCAGTTGTAGTTAAATTATCAGCCATTTTTCAAAATCTCCTTTACTCTTTTGCGCTCTTAACCACGGGCTTGAATTTCGGCGATACGTGCTTCAAAATCCTCATCACTCATGTTATTATAAAATTCACCTGAAGATACGCCACCCCCGGCTCCGCCTGCTTGACTGGCCGACCCAGGTTTGCCCATCTTTTCAAGTAACTTTTGTGCGTCTGTGTCACCTTTAGCAGCTTTAGCTCTTAATTCCTCTGCTTTCTGTTCTTCACCGCCTAACTGTCCCGCAGCGGCATCCTTCTGATAGGCAGAAGAACTTTTCGCTAACTTATATGCTAATAGTGCCGGGTTAGAGCTTGTTTTTATCGCATCTGTAAGTGCAGGCTCTTTCTTTAAGAGGTCGGGTAAGTATTTGGTAATGACTTCATTAAAATCAGTATTAGTCTGAGCAAATTCTAATTGTTGCAAAGTCCCAGCAATACCTTTGGAAGCATCCGCAATTAGTTTCTTTGCTTCCGCATAAGTTATGACGTCATCATCCTTAATGTCTGTGTCTGGCTTTTCCTCTTTGGGTTTTATATCCATATTAGCCTTATACAACTCGACCTGTTCCTTGAGTAATTCACCCTCATCTTTAACCTGCTTTAATTCTTCCCGTAACTTCTCAACCACTTCCACGGGTACTGTGGTTTCTCCACCAGCGGCGGCCTGGCCTCCATCGCCCGATGTATCAAATCCTGGCATAGCTTCTTCTCCTTTGGATTTTAGATTAAACTCCGAGGTAACCATTGCGGTTCCCATTAAGGAAGCGAGTCGCCTCCCTTGCCCTAAAGCAAAAAAAGAGGACGTTAACCCATAAGAGTTTACATCCCCTCAATTTAAAAAAAATATCTCTCTACTTATATAGAAATGTCACCCTGGTTTTAAGCTGATTTCTCAAAAAAAAGTGAAAAAAAGTGAAAAAAAATGCATTTTTTTATTTCAGAGGGGGTTGACAAGTATAAAATGTGTGTTATATTTAGAATAACAATTAAAGAAAGGAGGCAATTATGGGATTTGTAGGTCAAGAGTCTTTTGACCCTTTGGAATATAAAGGAGGGAAAGAAGAGGCTAAAAAACGAAAAAACGAGAGAGCTAAGATGTTACGAGAAGATGGATATATTGTAAAATCATCCATCTTAAAGAACCAACTACGTAAGTATGTAGCTTTTGGACAACCCGATGGTAGAGTAAGAGATGTTTATATGTTAAACATCTATGACTAAACCGATAAATAAAAAGCACCCATGGGGAAGGATAGATACAAAAAAACCGCTGATTTACCAAACTGGCTCAGCGGAAGCCTTTTTAGGTTTTCTACCACTGGTAGAGAACATTCAAATAATTATCTCACCCTCTTTATTGTTTCCTTTGGGTGCTTTTCTTCCTTTTTCTTGTGTATTTCACCAAGGTGGGCTTCACCATTTAGATAACAGACCGGCATATATTCACCCTCACCCAAACCAAACTGTTTGTCTGGGCCAGAGACTGTTCTAATTCGCCCCCCATTACGTTGACATACTTCAAACCCTTTAGGCATTTCAATCACCTCCTTTAAATACTTGACCATCTATTAAATTTTCTTACCCTTTTGTCACTCATAAAAGTGGCTGGTTGGGAACTGTTTTTCAAACACTCCCGAAGTAACTCGGTTTGAAGGGTTTGATAATCAAACACCTTTTGAGGTTTCAGATTAGATAAGCATGACCTAACATGGAGTCCTCCCTGTAATGTAGTCCACCTCTCAATCTCTTCTTGGTCTCTATTACAAGTCATAATTATCTCCCTTCCCTAAAATATAAAATCTTTATGTTTTACTTTAGTTATTATCCGATTACCGTTTCTTGCGTGGAGTTCTATTGCAGGCTTTAAAACTAACCCCTCTGCTTGAAAATCCCCAAAGATTGATTTTAGACCATTTTCTATCGTACCTATAGCCATGCCAATAGTACCATAACCCACAACCGGGACAATGGGTATTCCAAAAACATGAGCACAATCTTCTAAAGCATCCCTTTTAAGCCACCAACGTCCAACCAAAACATCGAACAAGATAAATCGTTTGTCTGCCCCGTATTTTCCACCCTTCTGTATTCCAGCCCCAAAACCTTCACCAAAAAGATAAATCTTCACATCTGGGGTTGCATAATTAAAACCAAAAGCATGTATCATTTTATTTATAGTAAATGTCTTTGTAAGGTGGTCTACAAGGTCGTCAGGTAGTTGTGCTCTGTCTGTTCTCCCTCGAAATACAACATTTTTACCATCCCAGATTACCCGTATATTCATACCATCTATTTTTTCTGTCCATTCCCATCTATTGAATTTCAGATACTCAAACTCTGGTAAAGACCAGTCATCTATAATAAATTTCCCTTTAGGATCTCTCTTAAAAAGACTTTGAATTTTTGGATATTCCATATCTCTCTCTCCTTAAACCATTTTATCTTTTATCTTTTCAATGAGGTCTATATATGCACCACAACGTGGGCAAATCATATATGGCATCATCGGAAAGTTTTCATCAAAAAATTTCACAGTGTCCTTGACATATGTTGTACTTGGCATATCCTTATTACATATCCCTATGACATGTCCACAATTAGAACATGTTATTTGTGTACCTTCCTTTAACATTCATCACTCCTTACATTGGTGGACAGAGGGGGATTTGAACCCCCAATTTCCTGCTTGCAAAACAGGTGCATTCCCAATTATGCTATCCGCCCTATTTGGCGACAGAGGGGGGAGTCGAACCCCCATTCATTCGGTTAACAGCCGAGCGCTTTCCCTATTAGCTACTCTGCCATTTGGAGCTTCCACGAGGACTCGAACCCCGAACGGTGGTTTACAAGACCACTGCTTTACCTGTTAAGCTATGGAAGCGTAAATCTAAATAAGTCTGAAGGGATGGATTTGAACCACCGACATCCTGATTCCAAGCCAGGCACTCTAACCAGACTGAACTACCTTCAGTATTATATAACAGTTCTTATTGATAATCTCCCCTTAATAAACAATAAGTTGACCCTTTGCAGCATCAGCTATTTCCTTTACACCTTCTTCAAAAGAAACGTATTGGTCTGTCCTGGGTAAATCTAACGGTAATACCCATTTCTTTATTAGTCTACCCCCTCTATTATCAACATAATATAGGATAGTACCAAGCATCTTTGGTATAGGTGTTGTCCCCGGGAGGATAAGTAACTTAGTGGTTACCCCCTGCGGGGTGTGTTCAGCAAATACCAAGATATGGTAATTAGCCTTCTTTTGTCTCTTATTGATTATCTTTTCAATGTTATGTCGGAGGTCTATAGCTAACAATCTTCGGGCATCGCCTATATTCAATTCTGATATTCTTTCCGTATCTTGTCTGAACGCCTCAAACGTTTTTATCTCTTCCGCAATTTGTCTATCCTGTTCTGTTTTAGATTGTTCCATTAAATACTCCCTCTACCTATAGTGAAATGTCACCCTGTAATACCCTTATCGCCCCGTCACCTTTGGTTGCGTAGCCGCAGGTGTGGGTGTCGGTTGACTTCCCATTTTCTCTATTTCTAAAATTAGCTTTAGTATCTCCATGAAATTCTTATCATCCATCTGTCCTATCTCTCGCATAGCTTTAATTCTATCTAATACTGCACTTGCTTTATCTTCCATAGCTTGTGCCGTTTTAGCTCGTGCACCTTCAATATTTGCCATGGTTTCAGATTGCATCAATGCTGCTGTTAAACGCTCCATCAATTTATCGAATTTAGCTTCCTCTGCTGCACCCTGTTCAGCTTGTTTCATGTAATCCAATAGTTTATCCTTATGTTGTAATGGTGCTGCTTCTAAAATAGCAGCCCATGGTATAGGTGCACCCATGTCTTTCAGATTGACAAGTTCGGCATAATACATCTGTCTCTGTGAGTCTGTTAAAACACCCTCTTGTACTGTGCAGTCATATTTTCCAAAGTCCTTACTATAAAACTCAGGGGTGGGTTCTTCATTAAGAATACGTTTTATCTTTTCTGGACTATAATTAGCTTGGATCATCTTAATTATCTTATTACCTACAATTGTCTTAGCCAAGCGATAATTATCAAATATATCCTGAAGTCCTGTTAACCCAGCAGCTTGTCGTAATTTACCCAATACTCCCGCTATTGGAGTTTTTACATTTTCTGGTGTACCCAACAATTCATCAGTGGCTCCTGGAATTTCTACAATATCTTTATCCAAAATCTCCATTATCTGAAAAAGACCAGGCGGTATATCACTTATCTCAAGTTCCTGTATCTTATCTAATTGTCCCTTCTTAGCCCAAACTACTTTATTTTGTCCAGACTGAAAAAGAGCTTTTGGATTAACTACCGAACCCTCCTCAGCTTTCCATCCACTTGAGATTTGTGACTCAATTATATCCTTTACCTGTGAACGCCTTTTATTGAAGTCGTCTTGGGGGTCACGCATACACCTCGTAAGGGATTGTAATTTGAATTTGGCTTCATTATACTCTGGGTTCCAAAAACCCATAATCGGCACATATGGATATTCCCCTATGCCATTCGGATCTTCCCCTGACCAAAAGACTTCACCATTCACCAATATAGTCAAACGTACTGTACGTTTCATCATAGGGACAATTTTTGCCTTCGGAAATTCTTTACGTACTTCTTCAAGCTGTGTTGATGTACCCTTCCACTCGGACACCGCTCCACTATCTGGGTCTACTATCTGCTGAGTTTTCTTATAATCTAATTCCCAAAACTCATCATAAGATAGCATATTACCTCGACTACCAGTTTTTGGTGGTGCAAAATAAGGGAATTTATTATCAGTACAACCCGCTAATTTCTCTATCTCCCCCATCTTCATAGGTAAAAGCATTTTCACTTCATTTTGAGTTAAATATTCTCTTCGCAATAGATAACCACAATCAGAGAGGTCACGTTCGGTAAAATAAGGAGATAGTAAAAATTTATTATATGGTATACGTTTTAACCTTATATCCCCATCAATCATATCGGTGGATGTATCTATATATATATTAACAAGATTTATTCCCGTCTTTAGTGTGCCACCCTCAAATGCTTCACTCATCACATGGTATCCATTTGGAAAACCACCCATAATGTGTAATATTACCCCAGACATTTGACTTGCTGTTTTCTCATCGCTACCCTCCGCCGGGTTCACTTTCATTGCTAATCTGTTTTTTCTTTGGAAACCAGAAATTAGTCTATTCACTCTTTGGATTTTATTAAATACGTTCGGGTCACGTCCTTGTCTTTTTAAATACACTACATCTTTTGCTTTCCATGGATCTCCCATGTGTGCCCGCAAGTCCAATTTGGCTTCTTCTAAAAAATGTGACCAATAAGCTGCTGCCTCAGTATATGCTTTATCCCAATCATCTTTTTTGTTTTTATAATTCATGTCTTAATCTCTTATCTTTTTAAATGTACCTTTACCAACCTTCTCAAACCCAATCCATTTCTTAATCGAAGCGGATGATTTCTTTATAGTGACTTCCCCGCTGACTTCCACGGTAACTTCCACGGTATTCTGAATAATTTCATTATGCTTAATTTCAAACTCATCTAAACTATAAATTGTTTTTACTTTATCTCCCATACTCTCTTTCCAACCTTTCTGCATCAGCGGCCGTCATACCACCGCCCACAATCAAGTCTTTGCCTTCTCCATAAGTACGCATAGCATCAGCACCATGCGATGACCAGTCGTGTTCTGGTTTATCATGGAATGCATGTCTTTTTTCATCATAAACTTGATGATAATTCCGTAAACATTGAACCCCACGAGCACATTTTTCTTTATCAAACCAACTTCTGGGCAATAATGCCCTCACATTCTGAATACCAATATTTACATTAGGGGTTCTTTTAACGGTGGTAAATTCATAACCTAAATTCTTCGCAATTTCCCATGGACTGGTTCCACTACTAAATTCATTAGCTTCTATATCATGGGGGGCTAAATGGTCAAGATAGATATACCCATACTTCTGTTTATACTCGTTAAGTAAGTTAATATAAAATTCTATACCTTCACCGTGGTTTTCATAATAATTAATCCAATGTAACTCTTGACCCACTATTTGTAAAAACCAAATTGCACAACTGTCTCCAATTCCAATATCCCAAGATGTTATAACACCCGTAGTTGGGTCATATGGTACCCCACATATTCGACCTTCATGTGTAGCTTTTGTCAATAATTTAGCGTAATATGCACCCTGAACATTACCAAGGAAGGAACAGTAATATTCCTGTTGTATCATGGCCTCATCCATACCCTCCCTGCGTTCTTCCTCTATATCAGCTTCAGTAATTACAGGAGTGCCATTCAATCGTTTAGTATCAGCAACTGTCAATAGGGTTGTGTACCATGTATCAGGCAAACTCTTTGCCATTTCGTATAGTTCAAATCCATGATTTTCCCCTCTGGGAGTGAAAAGAAATAAAGCCCAACCCTTGTTTTCTCTTACAATGGGACGGAAAAAATCCCAAGCAGCCGGGTCTTGTAATGAATACTCTGAAAAAACCAACCCCACTGCATTATTACCCATTTCAGCATCATAACTGTCCGCACCACCAAGCTGAAGAATTGAGCCATTAATAAGCTCAATCATCATCTCATCTTCCCTTCGCCGTTTAACGAGTTCTTCAGGAATGTGACTCATAAAACGAAAACCATCTGCGTCTATCCCTCTCCATATAACTTTACGTGCCTGTCTCTGTTTTGGAAGAAAGTATAAATATGTGCCAACCCTCTTAAATGCCTCCTTAATGGTAAAGTTTAATGCAGTCTTATCTTTTCCCGAACGTCGGTGCCAAACTAAGCAACCCCTTTTCCTTGTCTGCATTCCTTGCCAAAAACTTTCCTGATAACTACGTCTGGTAAAATTATATGGTAAATGAATTTCTTTTTCTGGCATCAAACCTCTCTTAATCACCCGTTAAGTATTGGTGAATATTTTTATCCCTTTTAGGACAGTTCTCAGGACATTTAACACTGGGGTCTTTTTGTGCTATCTCACATTTCTCTTGCGTCCATTTCATATATTTAAATATAGGACATGTTTCCATTTTTAAATACCTTCCCATGACCCCTCTGTCCACAATTCATATAAATACTTATCGTCAAGTCTTTCATATCCAAGGATATAGAGATCAACGGTAGCTCTACTCCACCTATTCAACCAACCAACCTCGTCTATTTGCCAAAATACCCATTTATAAAACATAACCTAAAGCCCCACTATACGCCAATACGTATTTTTAGCATTTCTCTGCTTTTTGATTTCTTCAATTCCTCTTTGTGCTTCTTCCAAACTATGAAAGATGACTATTTGATGGTAGACATCACCTTCACTACCATAATACTTCCTATAAATATCTCGCCATCTCCACATAAGAAGTCCTTTGTTAAATTCCTGAATTTTAAAATCGTTACCCTTTTGTAAAATACGATACCGTACCTGCATTACTCATTAACCCCTTACTTATATCAGTGGTGGTATTCTTCGTAATATCATTCTCTCGCCCCCAATGGTGATTTCTCTGGCATCAACTATGGTACCTAAGATTTTATCAATCTCCTCTGCTATATCTTCAGTAAAATCCTGAACACCCGTCTCAAAATCATCCCAATAACGTTCATACATTGTAGTTTTCACAATGTCTTGTGCAATTCTCTCAGCCTCGCTTATAGACGTTATATGTATTTCTTTTGCGTCCTCCATTAAATCTTCTCTCATCTCATTATCCCCTCCCTTAAGGGTTTACCCTCACCAGCCTGCATACCGAGTGTATACATACCGCTTGAACATGTCGGACACGGGTCTACCGAAAAACCCATATATGTCTGTCCCTCTATAATTGTCCGTTTTTCGTGTAATAATAATTCACCGCAACGAGCGCAGTACACTTTAATATGAATAAATTTTGTCGGTATTTTTGCTTCACCCTCCTCGTGTATCCCATCATAGGAAGGCGGAGGAAGCACCTGAAAATCCTTACTATTCCCAATGGGGTTTACGGTAATATCACTGACATTAGTTGTGATTTTTCTATTTATTTCCTTTTTCATTTGGTTTCCCCTCATCTATAACCACTGTTAATTTAACGGTTTCCTCTCCGTGAACCTCACGTCTATCCATATACTTTTTAGACCGAAGAGCACGCAAGAGAAACATGAGTAAACTATCCGAATACTCTTTGACTGTAGTTTGAGACACACCCTGAAAAAACCCCACTGGTTTATCTATCCCCTCTTCTGCTCTCCGCCGTGCTTCTGCTTCTAATATATCAATGCTTACTTCTATGGCATCATCCCATGCATCTCTGAATGCGGGGTGTAAAAAATTACCATCCTTATCAACGGCCTTATAATACTCATACATATGTTTCCTACTCATATTTATTTTATGAGCAGATAAGGTCACATTACCTGTTTGTGCCAAACTCTGTAAAAACTCCGCTTGTAGTTTCGGAGTTAATTTAACGGGTGGACGTCTTGTGTTAACAGGCTTCCCCTTCTTTGATGTAGATTTTTTTGTATTTGTCTTTTTGGTTGTCATTAAACGGTATTCATCCAGAAAAACATTATTGATATTCCTATAATCATCCAAAGCCAATACTCTTCTAAGAAATCTTTCATATCCATATTATTAACCTCTCGTGTTATATATCCAAAGAAGCACTACTATTGTTATGACATAAACAATCCAAATCCAATATTCAAGTAAAAAACTTTTTATGTCATTGTTTTCCTTGTCTTGGTCTTTCTTTGAGTCATATTCCATAAGCCATCCTTATAACCATCTTCATAACCATCCTCATATACTTCATTCCTTATTTTTGCACATATAGGACATGGATTTACATATAATATCCCCCCTTGTACGACCCCATCCAATGTCTGATGACACTCATTACATTTTAATTGTATTTCTAATCCCATCACGTCCCCCCCTTTTTCTTATCTTCTTTTCATAGCTTCTCTCAAACTGTTCACTGCGCCGGGTAAATAATCTCCAACTTTTTTAACCCCTACCACGGAAGCTACCACCCAAAAGAAAATTTTAATAAACCATTCTGGTAGAACATTCAGATTTATAAAGAACGTCTTAGCTCCTTCGGGATCGAACCCTGACCAAACAAACATCGCTATAATACTATAAAATAGAATATCATCTTTCAGCCCAACATTATCAAGTTGTTTCATTTCCCAATCTTGATTATACTCTTGTGTACTCTGAGCCAATCGGATTTTATTTTCTACGATTGCTTGTTTTATCTTTCTCTTGCCCTCAAAGTGTTCTCGTACACCAGATACTACAGTATTAACTAAACCCATTATTCCTATCATTTTTTCTCTCTTTTTTTTAAATGTTTATACCAACGTTTCTTTGCATAATCCTCAGCCCTTTGTTCACTAAGGGCTGGATAAATCAATACATATACGATATAGACAATTACTAACCAAAAAATAATATCAGCATACCATGGGATAAAATTTTTAAGCATCTTTTAACCTAAAAGGGTCTTAAAGGGGTCAAAGGGGTCTGAACACAGATAACTGTGCGGAAAAATAGCGGGGGAAATACTATTTTTTCCCAGACCCCATTTCCTGTATGTATTCCATTAATAATTCAATAATAACCTTCGGTATGTTAATGTGCATATTTTTCGTTCCTTTATCGTGAATTAGTCTATGACAGTTCTCACATAAAGGGATAGCATAACCATCGGGTGGTTTCCCCCCCATCATATTTTCACCAAAACCCAATGCATGATGAGCTTGTACGTTATAACAAGTATGACAATTACAACAAGGATGTAAACGTACAAAAGCCAAATACTTTTTAGACCGCCAAGTGTGGGGCTTTATTAGATTGACCATGTATGTCCCCCATAAGTAAAACTCCCATTAATAATTACAGCAATGTAAGCACTGAAGTCTGAGTCATTTTTGTATTCGATTATAGCAAACCCATTTAAGAAGTTTGTCGGTTTCCCTCTCTTCCAAGCGGGGTCTACATCAGTAAGACATGGACACCCTATGGCGATATGAGGTTCAGTATCAAAATGAAGTCTTTGAGTCCATATTTGCATTTTATGAGCGTGGCCGAAAATACAATTATCACCCATCTGTTCAAGTGTACTTCTGGCATAATATTTATTATAATAAACCCCATGTAGATATGCTAAGTGACCATGTTTATACACTCCACCGAAAGGAATAGCCTCAATACCCTCATCTGCAAATTTCATATCTTCTATAAAATTCACTTTCCCCTCAAGGGCTGGGATAGCTTCAACCCACCGAGCTACTCGATCTTCATGGTTTCCTTCGATAAAGACTATCTTGGAGTTCGGACAGGCTTTACGTAATCTCCCCATCTCCTTACGACCCATCTCTATAGCTTCATCATATCGTTGGTTTTCGATAAGCAATGGCCTATTTTTATTCCATGAAGAAATACAGCTAAAATCTAACAAATCCCCCCCATATACGATTAACTCAGGTTTAGTGTCTATTACATATTGCATTGCTAATTCGTGTGACACGTGAGGTGTTACGTTTGGTAGTAAATGAGAGTCAAACAATGCTACTGCCTGAAACCCAGAAGATACTGATTTCTTCACAGTTCTTTTTAAGATTTCCTGTTTTATCTCTTCATCTCTCGCATAGGATTTACGATTTATCGGATATTTGACAAAAGTCCGATTACATTCCCGACAACGGAACCGCATTGACTCCCCAGTTATTGGATTTTTAAATCCCCATGGAGCGATATGTTTGCTGTCACAATATGGACAGTGTAATTCTTTCATAATTCCCCTTTCTATTCATTTAACAATCAGTACCAAGAACTTGAGCTTCTATTATTTTTTGGAGAGCTTCTTTAGAGAAATGGAGATCCCAATCTTCACCCACATAAACCGACTTTATCAAACTCCACCCCCGTTTTTTACAATAATCAAGTATTTTTCTATTCCTTTCTGTCGAAATACATTTCTCCTCAAATGGAGCTAAAGACGTACCCAAAGGTGTATAACGCCTCCACTTTAATATCCCCACGGGTAAGCGACTGCCACATTCTGGACAATACTTATATCTAATTCGTTTTAGGTGGTGTCCGCTACCAGTCCAAAAACTCTTATCTGTATATTTTTGACAACATATATTCATAACTCCCCCTCTTATGAGATTTTATCTATCAGTCCCCATTCAAGTGCTTTCTTCGCTCCAAACCAAGTACCTTTGACTGTCATCATTTTGTTAACTTCTTCTTTTGATAAATTAGAACCAGAAACCACTACATCAATATATTTTTCATTAAAAAAATCTATCAATTTTCTTTGTTCTTCCGTATAAGCCTGCGGTCTGTGTACCATAAACATCGTATGTTTTGTGGCTGTTCTCCAATTCGCCGCAACTAATATGGGTACGGCTGCACTTGCAACCAACCCTGTAGCTCTAATTTCCACAAACATTGTTTTCCTTGCTTGCATAATCAAATCCGCATAAGCTAAACCGTCAAATATTATCCCCCCCCCACTATTTAACCTAATGATTAATTTTTTAATACCTTTTTGTTTATATACCGCTAAATCATTCGCAAAACTCTCTGAACTACCGTATCCTATTTCTCCATTAATAGTGAAGTACGCAGTATCCCCATAAATCATTCTGGTAGAGAATGACAGATTAGTGTATTTTGTCTGTTTAGTACTTACTTGATGTGCTAAGCCGCCAAGAGCAAAAGTTACTATAGCGATTAAAACGATAAATGTCTTTTTCATATCTTTACCCCTTTCGTAACATATTTTTAATCTCGACCCCTCTTTGACCAACCTGATGATACCATTTACTATCTTCAGCTTGACGTGATGCTTCTTCCCAATCATCGACTTTTATAGCAGCAATCATCTTCTTAAATGTTCTAAATTTAGTTGCACCAAGGTTATACATCATATCAATCAGAGCGGTTTGTCGGTTTTGTGAAAAACTATAATAATGTGGAAAAATACGAAGAACTTCTTTCCAAGCACGTTTAATATCATCTGTGAGTAAATACTCCGCCTCTTCCTGTGAAATACCCACCTCTTCTAAGTTTCTCCCATATCCAATCGTGAGTTTACCAGCGGAACAACGATATGGTGTCAATCTCAACCCCTCGTGTCTCATTATCATTTCTTTCATAATTTCCATGTAATTTTAAACCCCCGTCTTATTATTTTTTTTACACCCTTCTACTTATATAGAAATGTCACCCTGTTTTCAGGTCGTTTCAGCTCTTTTTTTTAATTTTTTTTTCGCTGCCCTTAGTTGTCTATGTACCGTTTGAAAAGATATATTTAATTTCAGACCAATTTGACGTAACGTTAAACCTTGTTTATGATACAAATTAAAAATTTCTCGCTGACGTTCTGTTAAGCTGTATGTGTCCACAAGAGTCAAAACCCCAACAGGTAAAACCTTTGGCATTTTTCCATAAATCGTGTGTGACTCACCCAATCCGCTGGATATAGGTTGTTCCTTAATAGCATCCCCCAATAAAATTTCTTTAGGGTTTTTCTTAACAACATCCTGATTTACATAAGCCTCAGCTTTCGGACACAATTTCGTACAAGTGACTCGTTTTGGGCATTTACTACATAAGTCTTTTAGATTGTTCATAATACCCTCCCTTAAAACTCCATAATAAATCTGTGTTTCCTTGACCTTGGTACCCACACCCCTTCTTTACCCTTAGATTTCCCTCTTTGCATTTGTTTTCCGTTTATAAAAAAATCTGATTTCTGTGGGCCTAAACCCATATACTTAAAATTCGTAGCCTTATAAATAGTCCCCACATGACCCTGAGCAGTATCAGCAAAAGTAATTATGGCTTTCACATAAGTTTCTTTTCTTAAAAGTTTTATAGCTACCCCTATAAGTCTGCTTTCCGAATTTTTAGGACATTCATCTTTCATTGCTAATCTTTTAATATCAAAAATACCCTCTTGATCTTTATGTCCAAAAAGTGAGAAAACAACTTGCCATGTCGGAGGAGGCCCGAAACTAATTGCCCCTAAACACTCTCCCCCGTAAAATGCTCCAAAATTGTGAGTTGCAACAAAATCTTGTTTTCCGAGATAATGCCATTTAGCATAAACGTGTTTCGCTAATGATTTTGGAATTTGTTTTATATAAAATTGGAGCGGGGAAGTCGGGATCGAACCGCTACCCCCCTTTTGGAATAAAGGGTATGCTTCCATTACAATATCCCCGCTCTTGCTCATTCAAATTTCCTCTTCAATTCAGCTTCCAAAATTAATGTAGATATTTCCTCATTTGTTAAATGATTGAACCGTCTCAATAAGGTAACGATTTGGTGTACACCTTTCCGTATGTTCCGAGTTACCTCATGTTTGTTTTTACCTTCCTTATAAATAATGTGATGTCTCTGAAATATAGGTGTTTTAGCCATCTCTCTCCTTTATTCTAATACGCTCCACGAGTCGGTTGGAATAAAACGGTAGCCATCTACCAATTTAAAGTGTAATTCCTTCCTGTTTGGGTTTTTTAATGGGTCTCGCCAATTTTTTGCCTTTACGATTTTAATAACCCCTGAGTTCATTGCAAGGTAAAGACGGGGTTTTTCCAAAGTCGTTAAACCACCCACACCCTCATCTCGACCACTTTTCTTTTGGATTGCAATAAAACATAACGCCCCGTCAAGTTTGTCGTGAATATCTTTGATTTGTCTACCAACCAAGTAATGCTCTTCATGTATTTCTAAGAAGTCCACAATATTTAAATTACCTCTCCCCGGGACAATGACATCAGCAAAATTTTCCGACCTTTCATAAATATTAATTTCATCATAAAAATTATCAATCGGTACATCCTCAAATTTCTCTAATCTGGCTGTTAGTTCATCTTCACCCATCTCAGAATTAAAATAATGAACTTTCCATACACCCATATTATCGGCTGCAATATTAAAAAGAAATGCGGTTTTTCCTGCATTAGGAGCACCAGCAACTACGACAATATTCCCGGGGTAGAGTTTTACCATTTTATCTAAACCCAAAGGAAGGATAATATCTTCCCCTGATGAATGTGGATTACCTTTCTTAATTTTTTTAAGACTATTATCTATTTTTCTAAATTCGCCATATCTTTTACCTCGTTCCAGAATACCTTCTTTAACCAACCTACTGAAAATCATAGAAAGGTTTTTCTTGTCTACTCGGTTGTGGACACTTGTGGACATCTGTGGACAATCTGTGGACAGAAAGTGGACATTTATGGGCACTTCATTGATAACCCAATCCCTTACTTGTTCTGCAAGACTCCCATTACCCCCCTCACGGAGTTTCTTTTTAACCTCTTTAATTAGATATGGAATTTCCTCTGCGGGAAATGTCGGCTCCCATTCACTTCGTAAACTCTTGACAGTCTCTATAATTAGAGAGTCTTTCGCACCCCCGGCTACTAATCTCTTAATAAGACTTAATATGTTTTTACCTTTCTCCATGTTCTCCTTATACTTTTTCATAATCTTCCAATGGAAATTCCCGTAAAGCACTTTTCAACTCAACCATTAGGTTAAAAGCTTGTTTAATGTTTAAGTCAAGTGTGACGGGACAGTTAAGTCCATGGATAGCCAAAACCGATTTGTTAACTATGGGGTCTTGGTGTGGTGTTACCATCATACAATACTCATTTGGTTCATCTGTCATATTTACTCGCATCGTAATTGTTTGTTCCATAATTTTCTCCTGTTAAATGTTTATCTTTATTATACACACTTGTTTAACTTTGTCAAGCCCCTTTTCCTTAAAAAAGTTAATTTTTAATAAAAAGAGGACACTTGTAGACACTTGTAGACACTTTGACGACACTTTGTGGACACTTTGTGGACACTTTGACGACATTGAGAAAAACATCTCTTCAGGGAATGTCCATGTAAGTCCCGAATTTTCCTGAATTTTCTTCTTTTCTCATTCAAGAAAATACCCCATAATGGGAACGTATTTCCCAGACCAGTAAGACCAGAGATCCTGGAAAGACCAGAACCAGAAAAAACCAGAACCAGAAAAACCAGAGCTAAAAGGGAAGAAGGATATTTATTCATATCACTCCTTTGGGGTCTTATTATTGTATGTATATTCATGGATACCATAAAATATAAACTTTCCTAATACAACTGATAACATGACTTCAATACTCTCAAGCCATATCCCTGTCCAAACATAACACATCAGTAATGTCCATAATGCCGTAAAAGTCCTATATTGAAGAGCCTTCTTACTAAACATAATTCTGATTATCGGTTTAGTCTTATTCATAACATCCCCCTATTAAGATAATCAACTGCTTCTATAAATGTCATTCCTTTAAGTTTCTGTATAAATGCTATTGTATCCCAACCTTCGTTACAAGTGAAACAATATACATAATTTGAATTTACTTTCATTGATGGATGTTTATCATCATGGAAAGGACATCGGGTCATTTCATGTCTTACGGGATGGGGAAGTAAGGGTTCTATTGGAACTTCTTTAGCTCTTTTTAACTTATCATCAAAAGATACTGTGCAGAGGTCACTAAGAGGGCTAATACTTAATAATCTCCTATTAACTTGAGCTAACATTTTTTTTCCATCTTTAATATGAATTTCCCGCAACCTTTTTTCTAATTCAGTTTTTGGTGCTGATACATGGTCAGCGGCAAGCTGTTTATGAAGGTCTTTCTTTATAGAAAGCAGAGTTTTGCGTAACAAATTTCTATCTTCCATTTTTCCCTCTAAATGGAAGCAATTCCTGTTTTGCCTCTTTAAGTGGTGTTTTATATTCACAAATATCCCAAAGAGCTTCAGGGTCTTGGATAATACCATGAATTTTTGAACACCAATGAACTATTTTGAAATTATCATAATATTGTATATGGTGTTCGCAATCAAGACATGATTTCATATTATTTCCTTTCACATTAATATTTATTGGTTTTAATATACACCCCTTTAAAAATTTGTCAACGTCCTTTTTTTAACTTTATTGCGAATATTAACTTCTGAGTACCCGCACTCCACTGTTTTTCTTTACCTGGACGGCGACATGTCCTACCCTGTGTCATTCCTAAAAATGTCCAATTATCTGCCCTATATATAGCACCATTTCGTGGAGGTTCTACAAAAGTAACTAAACCAACTAATTCATCTCCATATTTTTCCTCATAATCTATTTTAATTTGTTGTCTGAATAATTTTAAGATTTGTGTACCTAAGTTTTTTTCGTGAACTATTAAACGAAAAACATTATTGTTAAGCCAATTTAACATAGTATATTGACTATCAAAATATGCACTAAACTTTCTATAACGAAGTGGAGGAGAACTCCCCCCGATAATTCCCAATAATTCACCATCCTTTTTAATGAAATAATTTATCTGTCGCCCTATAATACCCTTACTTTTGGGATAATGAGTACGATAAAGGGTAGAGAAAATCTTATCTCCCTTTGTGGTTCTTTCCAAAACAAGACCCATTTTAGGAAAAAGCGAATATTGATAATTCCATTTTTTAAGTACGATCATTTATATCACCCTTCAATTAAGGGTTTAGATAATTCCATCTGTCTAATTTTATGATAAGCTGAAAGAAATTTATGGTTTGATAGTTCGGGTGATACTGGCACGATTTTTTGTTCCGATGGTTTTAAAGGGTAATTCCATGTAAAAGAACCTGGTAATAGAGACCGCTTTTCTGCCAATAAGACCTTTTTATCAGCCTGAGATACTATGTAATCATCTACTGCATCATCCTGTAACTTAAACTTATGATAAATTACATTAAGGATGGTTTTTTCCATTTGAACAACTTCAGGGAAAAGTTCTTTAAAAGGAGAAGGAATATCTGAAGTATACGCTTCCACTGCATCATGGAGTAAGGCTCGTAAAACTATACTCTGAGATGGCCAAAATATCCTCACTTCTTCAGCCACATAAACGCTGTGAGTTGCAACGCTATAAAAAGTGGGTACTTGACCGGCATATCGACAAATATTACTGAGACCCCAAGCAATATCATTAATGTTAAACATTTCTTCTTTAGGGTTTTTAAAGTAAATTTTCCGATGCGACACCGTTTCTACCCACCCTTCGTTGAGTTTACTTTTCATATTTTACCCCCTTCTATCTTTAGAAATTTGTCACCCTGGTTTGTTACGAACCACCAATAGGGTGACATTTTACTAAGGTAGATGGATAATTATTTTCAAAAAAAATAAGGAAGAGGACTTGACAAAGTCAAAAAACGTGTTATGTTTAAATTGAGATTGGTTTTTCATATGAGTTTTTCTTTTTTACAAATAGGCAATGGACAGAGCCAGTGAGTATAAGTCATCAAGCCCAATAACCTCTGAGGAGCTATTATCTCCTACAAAGTCAACCTATCCTTACAGAGACTCAGGAAAACTAATCTCAATTAATAAGAGGAGAGAAAATGAGTACTGTTTTATTCATTATATATGTAATCGGTTCTCTGATTAGCGTATTAGGTATATTTATTTATAACATTTATCTTCTTATTAAATATCAGCAAGAGAAGAAAGGGAAACAATGAAAAACACACCGACAGACGCTTATGACGCTTTCTATGAGGGGTTTAATATGGAAGATAATCCGTTTTCTGAATTTGATGAGAATTTCGATAAATGGGAACAGGATTACATAGAATGCGCCACAGATTATAAACGGGACGGTAGGTTTAGAACTACAACCTTTATAGGGTGACAAAATGAAATATAATAGAGGGATAAGTAAAATACACAAAAAGTTTCGCACAATTCTTCGCAGATACATGCAGAATGTTTTTGACGAAGATGTTAGAGAAATTGAAAAACGACACCCAGAATGGAAAGAAATATCTATGAAGGCAATATCTAATAGGGTAAAAAAATGAAAGCAAAGAATATGGGATTGGCTTGGATAAATTCATGTGTTCAGTATTTTACAGGATATAAAGAAGATTTTACTATTAGACCAATTAAACGTGGTAGAGATAAAACAAAAATTAGAGTGATTTCCTCATCTGGAAGAAGATATATGTTTCCGGGGTCGTTCAAAGATAACATAACGGAAATTGTTTTACCTAACGGAACAACGCATATCACTACTCGTGACAAAATCTACAGAGAACCAAAAGAGGAATAACAGTGGATTTATATATTAAAGAAATTCCCAAAAAACGTTGTTTAGAATTAGTATTTAAATATCATTACTCTATTTCAATGCCACGTCATACTAAGCATTATCTTGGGTGTTTTTCAGATGGACGGTTGGTTGGTGGTCTCACTTTGGGTTGGGGAACTCAACCCAAACGAACTATTCAAAGACTTTTTCCCATGTTAGATACAACGGATTATTATGAAATTGGAAAGATGGCTATGCTTGACGAAATGCCGAGAAATAGTGAGTCTCAAATGCTTTCTCAAATTATAAAATGGATAAAACACAATCTCACTATACGATTTCTGTTCACATGGGCTGATGGTATTGTCGGAAAACCTGGTTATGTATATCAATCAGCGAATTTTTATTATGGTGGTTATATTTGGACAGATGTTTACATATTACCAACCGGAGAAAAACTACACCCTCGTTCGACCAGAGCGCTTTTAAAGGATAATGCAAGATTTATAGGGAAAGATAAACTGTTTTGGCTTACTTTTGATTATTGTAAATTACAAGGTATAAAAAGATACAAAGGGAAACAATTTAGATATATCTATCCATTAAGTCATCGTTCTGAAAAACTTTTAACTCAATCAACGGTACCTTGGAGACGTTCAGACTTTCCCAAAGAAGAAGATTTAACTTGGAAAATACAGACAGCTAAGGGTGTGTATACTAAAACCACTCAAAAACCGAGATTTTTAAAATATGCGGGACGCCAAGGGAGTGCAATTAGCAACCAAGCTAATGGTCTGGGTCAGTTCCAGAGTCCCGCTCCATTAATTTAAAAGGGAGGACAAAATGCCTGCAAAATGGTTCATATGTCATCAGAACAACGAAGAGATAAAAAATAATAAGATATTAATATCTCAATGTCTTAAAAAGTGTCCATATGGTAAACGCTGCGCAACATTGCCTTATTTGCGTTCTATAGCATACGACAGAGAATGGAGAGGGGTTAGCCCAAGTTCTTATGGTAACGGGCCTCGTTATCTCATGCTTAAAGTACTCACCGATTATGTGGTAAATCCATATGGTAGAGCATTTGCTGCTTTAGGTGTTGGTGTTCATGGTAAATTAAGTATTTATAGATATACCGAAAACGTTCTCAGCGAACAAGAATTAAACGATGAAGAGATGAAAGGGATTGCTGATGTGTTAGAAGAAGATGAGGATGTTCCCGGGGAATATGTACTTACAGATTATAAGACATGGGGGAGTTATAAGGTACGGTTAGGTTTAGGAATTTACAAAGAAGGTGAAACCATCGTAGATGAAGAGGGTAAACCTATTCGTTTTAAATCGGGTGCACGCAAGGGTCAGATAAAAACAAGACAGGTTATAAAGAGAGACCTAAATAAAGCCGACCTTAAGGATGTGTCCTTTCAGTTGAATAGATATAGAATTTTCTTTGAAAAAGCTGGCTTTCCGATTTCTCGTATACAAGTACAGGCTATAGTCAGAGATGGTGGAACCCAAGCAGCCCATATGAATGGAGTTCCTTTTAATATTTACCTAATAGATATTCCTATCCTACCCGATAACATGGTTTTTGAAACCTATAGGAAATTATCCAAAGAGGTAAATGACGCTATTGCTACTCGTTCTGCTCGTGTATGTAATACACATGAGTCTTGGGGGGGTAGACGTTGTCAACCGATGTACTGTGAAGTGTATTCAGCTTGTCAGGCAATGGATAGAAATAACGGTGTATTACCGAGGAGTTATAAAGTAACATAGGAGGATATTATGGCAAACGAACCCGAATATAAATTAACAAAATTTAAAATCATTAATGTACAAGAGGGGGCTTCTGGTACAAAAGGAAAGAGGAAATGGCAAATTGTTAAATTCACGACAGATCATGTCAAGGCTGTAAAGGAAAACGGAGAACCCATAGAATTTACCAAATTTGTAGACCCAGACAAACCAAAGGATTGGCCTATAGCTGGTGCTGAAGTTGATGAAATGACTTTTGACATGGCGATTAATGGGGATTTTACTAATTATACCGCTAAAAAAATAACTTACGCTTTCCCGGGAAAATTTCCTACACCTAAACAAGTTGGAACTCAGGCTACCGCACAATATACTAAACCCGTTACTGAAAGTCAAAACACTACACCACCTGTTAAACCAAGGAATGGAAAGGACAACCCCATTTGGATGATTATGAAGTACTTTACTGAACTTCAGGTTAAATGTTTAGAACAGGATACCACCATAACTTACTCGGAAGCAGCAAATATGATTGTAAGTGCTACCATTGAAGCATACGATAGAGTATCAGAGCGTCTATCAACTCAATGATCTTGGGGGGGGTATTACAGAACTATTATGAGAGAAGAAGGTAAGAAGAATGATGGGGGTAAACTACGTCTCGACTTAGTTCCAGTCTTAGCTATTCAGGCTTTGGGAGAAGTTTTGACTATGGGTGCTGATAAATATGGTGATAATAATTGGCGAGGTGGGTTGAAGTGGAGCCGAGTGTATGCGGCAGTCCAAAGACACCTCAATAGTTGGTGGGGTGGGTCTACATATGATGAAGAGTCGGGGCTTAATCATCTAAAGCACGCTTTATGTAATATTGCTTTCTTAATTGAATACACAGAAACCCACCCCGAATTTGACGATAGATATAACCCAATTAGGCGTAATGGAACAAAAGAGTGTTCCTCG